TAATGCCATTTTATGCGTTAATTCTGTGCTTTCTTTTAAATACTGAATCTCGCTTATATCATAATCCAACTTTAAATCAGTCGAATATTTAGCACATATGTTTGTATTTAACGCATCTCGCATTACATTCAAGTAATTCGGTATTAACGTATTCTCCCAAAATGATTTCATCGCTTCTTCATAATTTGAATACTGCTGAGCATCTGGTATACCTACTGCCTGCGTTGGTACGCCGAAAGCCCCGCATATTTCAACTCTATTTGTCTTTCGCTGCTCGATAAAATCCATATCAGATTGCGACATTGATATCGGTGTCCATTTCGCATTAGTTGCGTTTAATATCATCGGTACTCTTTTCTTATCCGCTCCCTGATATTCTTTTTTCCACCTATCGCCAAACTGTCGTTTACTTTCTTCTGTTAATCCACCCTCTACGGAAATTAAGCCCTGTGGCATTCCTTTATTCTCAAATTGTGATTTATTCCATTTAACTGCATCGTTCTCAGTATCTATCGTTCTTGCTAACGCCTTAATCGGTGAAAGCCCTTCGTATATATTCTCAGGGTCGTAGAATCTCGACCACATTATCTCGCTTTTATCAAAGATTGTAGATACTTCCGCACCTTGTACTTGATATTTATATCCCTTAATAAACTCTTTTTTATCGGGAATTGGTGATGTTTGGAATGGATATAGTGGTTCTAATTCGCTAGGTACTATTGCGTTATTCAACTTAAAAAATGCTTGTCCTTGAGTCGCTAAGTAAATAGCCCATAATGCAAACATATCAGCACCTGTTAATCCCATTGCTTCATTTGCTGTACCATTACACATATTTAATATGGGATGTTCTTCAATCTCTACTTTTTCACCATTTGTCTTTTGTCTGTATAATCTCCACTGAATCCCCGCTATTGAATAAGCTATTTCGTTTACACAAGCATATACCCAAACGGACATTTTATAACCCTCTGAGATATATTTCCTGTTAGAAGTTTCAACACTCCACTTACTGTCATAATTTGAATTTTGAAGATATAAAACCATTTCCTTTTGAAGCCAGTTTTTAAATCCGTTAAATATGCTCATCTTTACTCCCTAATAAAACCATTTTTCATCGTTCATTTCGTCTTCAAATGCGTAACGTATTAAATCAATTAAATGATTATCTTTATCCGTCGGCGTTGGTATCGGCTCACCGTTCTTGTCTTCTTTCCACTTATATACCGTAAATTCGTTAATTGCATTCTGACATTTTCTATCTATAATAATCCTCTGTTGTTGTAACCATTTAATACCATGCTCAATAGAGCCTTTGCCCTTTTTCGCACCTCTTGCATTTAGTCCGTATCTTCGCCATTCTTCTATTGACTTAGGTTCTGAACTATCGCAAGTTACAATCTCGTTATCTATTATCTTTTTAACCATTTTACCCGACTGGTCATTTAATAGCCCTCGCTTGTATATCTCATCTAAGAAATAAATAGTCTTATGCTTTTTATCATAGTGCATTCTTCCAAAAGCGAAAGGGTCGGAGCCAAAGCCCCAATCAGCACCGTTTTTATAATTGTCAAATGTTTCTTTTATGTCTGATAAGTCTTCAACTTCCCAATTTTCAAAGATTCTATTGCCCAATACACCCCAATTGCCTAGTGTGTAAACATCGTAATAGTACTTGTCTGTTTCATTCTCTAAATCTTGAGTATCTTCATATGTTAAATGTAAATTATCTTTATATGTAGTTTTTAGAATTGACAGTTTGTCATTTTCTACATAGTTTTTATCGTCTTCCCAAAGCCCTGCGAAGAAGTCTTTGTATATCCAGTGTGTTTTGTAAACTGGATTAAACAATAATGTTATTCTTTTCGGTACTTCGGACTTCCCTCTTTGTCGTTTGATTAACTCTTTTATTATGTTATGACCGTTAACCTCAGTCGCTTCTTCGATTAATATATCTGTTATCGCTCCATCTAAAGCCCTAACTGATTTTATCTTCTGTACATCATCCAAGCCCCTGAATATAATTTGTCTCTTATTCAGCAAACATGTAATGATTCTATCTGATTTATTTATCTTAAAGTATTTATCTAGTTTCCACTCGTATATGGTTGATATGACTTCTAGCCATACCGATTGTGTTATTGTATTAGCTGTATTCCTGATTACTAAGTAATTTCGCTTACCTTGTATTATGTCGTATATCGTTCTCTGTCCTACTATTGCATATGATTTACCGGAACTTGAGCCCCCGAAGTATATTTGATATCTATGGTTATTATGAAATGCTTTGTCGTAATATATCTGATTAAATTTATCCTTAGATATCTTTAACTTAATCAATGACAATTTCAATTTCCGCCTTTTGATTTAGTTCGATGTCTTGCTTATCAGTATACCCATAGTTTTTCAGTAAGAATATTACTCCTGCCTTGCCTTGAGTGATTGCCACTTCTTCATAATTCATCATAATCCATTTAACAAATTTACTTATAGTGCCGAAATATTCGTCTTTCGCCTTGTAATTATATATGGTTTGTCGGTCTATTCCTGTATAGTAAGCTAACCCCGCTATTGTTGGCGGTTTGTTATCTGTTTCAAGATATAGTTTATATTCGTCTATACAGTCTTGAAGCTCTTTAACTGAATTAAATGCTTTAGGTCTTCCTGCCATAATTACCTCATAAAAAAAGAACCGCAATTAAGCAGTTCTATATCGGAAAATTTGTCATGTCCTTATCTGCCTTTCGGCTGGCATGCTCTGTTATTATATATATTATCACATTTGTTTCCCTTGCGTTCCCACTCGCTCCCTAGTTTCAACTATCTGGAAATTCCGGATAGTTCAATCCTCCCCTAGTATTCTTTCTATTTTATCCAGCATATCCACTTTAACACTTTGCTCTTTTTTTAAATCCCGCGTCAATCTGTTTATATCGTTGTAGAATCTTGCATACTCTAATGCTTCACTGATTGTGCATAGTAACTTCTTTTCCTCTTCAATTAACTTCATTAACTCTTGTTTTGTATCTTTCATCTGTACCCCCTCATTATTTTAATCCCCGATTTCTTTTTAATCTCTACTCCATTTTTATTGTATTTTCGCTTTATCCAAAACCCTCTACTGTTTATCATAAATATTTCTTGTCCGCGTTTGTTAAGTTTTGTTTTATCCCAATATCCCGTGTTATCTCTTGAATATATTTCGTTTCCTTTTTTATCTCTTTTACAAACTCTCCACGTTCCGTCTTTTCCTACGTCTTCAATAAAATTACCATGTTCATCTCTTTCACACCTAGACCAATAAGCCATTATTTACTCCTTTCATATCACCTCGTATACTGATTTATCTTCTTTGAAAACTTCTGTATCAAATTCATATTCACATTTAGTTAAATACTCTTCCGCTCTTGTTTTTCTCCTGAAGAATGTGCTTTTTGATATATGCAATTCCCGGCAACATTGTCGGTATGGCATTCTTCTAAAATAGAAATAATCAATTACTTCAAATTCATCTATTTTCATTACCCTGAAAGCCATATCTAAACTTTCTTTAGTATTGCAGTAATAACAAATCTCATCTTTGATATGCTCTAAGTGTTCCCCGAATCGTTTCATAGCTCCGTAAGCTGTGTTAAAGGTCGGGTCGCTTATTTGGTTTGTTTTTGATGATTTAACACCCATAGAGTAAGCAGGGAAGTTTGACATAAATTCGTCTTTTTCTTTAAGCATTGTTTCAAGCTCTTGTTTCTTCTTTATTATTATGCTTTCCATGTTCGGGTATTGGTATAGTTTTTCCATTTTTTACTCCTTTAAAATAGTTTTGTCTGCGATAATTCATCTTCTATTCTTTGATTCGCAATATCGCAGTAATCCTTTATCTTCTCAAATCCTATAAACTGCCTTTTAAATTTAATACTTGCAAGTGCTGTTGTGCCTGAACCCATAAACGGGTCGCATATTATATCAGTTTCTTTTGAATAGTTTTTTAATATTCTAACAAATAAATCAACTGGTTTTTGTGTTGGATGGTATCTTGCTTCTTTGTTTTTCATATTTTCTTGTAGCATTCCGTGCCATCTATAATCTATTTTTCTTACAGCTGTCTTGAAAGAAGTCCACGCAAGTTCGCAATCTGCATATGTGTTATTTCCATTCTTTTTATCCCACACAATCCAGCAAGGCGAATTATATAAATACTCTACAAAATAATTACCACCAAAGATTATTTGATTTTTGCTTATTCTAAACATTTCATCAAAGATTTCTTTTGTTGGAATACTTTTATCCCAGTCGAATTTTTTATATTTTTTACTTTTTGTAACACTTTTTCCCCCTGAAGTTCCTCCTCTTGTTACAATAGAAGCACCAATTCCATACGGTGGGTCTGTTACAATTAAGTCAATAGAATTATCGTCTATCAATTTCATACCCTCTAAACAATCCATATTGTATATTTTATTCAGTTCAAGCATTGTTGCTCCTTTAAACTTTTACATACTTTCTGTATCCATTACAGCATTCAAGCAATTTTCTGTATATCTTTTCTCCGTTGCTTTCTTTTACATCCCATAGCTCAACATCTGTAAATCCGTGTTTGCATTCGTTGTATATCTTCTCTGCATATTTCTTATTAGCTCCATAATACAATAACGGTTTCGGCTCTTCCCTTTTAAACCCTGATGTAAATTTTATTACTTCGTATTTTTGCATTCAAGCATCCTTTCGTATTTCAATCTTTCTTTTGCCTTAATCCTGTTTATTCTCATTGTTAAATCTGTCGAACTTTCAAGATGCATTACCGCGTATTTTCTTAAGTGTAATATCAGTTCAGCGATTTCATCGGATGATATTGTTTTTTGGTCTATCATTGTCAATGCTTTCGTTAATGCTTCTAATAGTTTTTGTTTTATACCACTTCTACCCTCTATCATTGCAACTACTTCGGGGTATTGCAGACTGCTTGTGAAATCATCCATTCTTCATTATCCTCCTTATTTCAATACCCTCTTCGGTTTTAATTATTAAATTTATTAACTTCATCATCCTATCCCAGTTTTTTGCTGTTGAGTAATTGTGGTAATCATCCCATTTGTAAGTACCGAATTTCAGCTTATGTCTTGCATTCGATACATTCAAGTTTTCAACTAAATCATCAATCAGTATTCCGTCGCTCATATCAATTACTCTTTTTGATGTGTTCATATCTAATCCAATTAATGGAATTTCAGGAAGATTGTATTTAAACCACATTCGTTTTAATGCTAAATGCTTGTTTGTTCCTTTTGACACGATATAAACATTATTCTTCTTGCTAAGCTGTTCTACGCTTTTAACTGCATTGTCAAACTCTTCTAATTCATTAAAAAATTCTTTTGATTCAAATATGTTACCGACTATCTTATCGCTAAGCTCAAATTCTTTAAGATTGTAAGTGCTTATGTTTCTCCAGTAGATATCTTTATCAAAATTCTTATTAACTATTTTACAAAATGCTTTTGCTGTTTTTACAATCGTGTTGTCAAAGTCAATAAATATATTCATTCCATCTCCTTTAATTCCTTTAGTTTTTTCCCGCAATAAGGACAATATTTAAACTGTGTTATTTCATTATTTAGTGTTAAATTATCCTTATCGTCTAAGTCTATACAGAAATCACAATACAACCCTGTTTCTTTAAATTTATCTTCTAACCAGTTTTCGTTATTCATTACCGCTGTATGCTTTCTGAACTTTCCCGATGTTATTTTTGCTATTACTTTGTAGTAAAGTTCGGTTATGTTTCCAAATTCTTTATCAGGATACTTCCCCGCCAATGCTTGA